CGATCATGGACAGGCTGATCCAGAGGGCAGGCAACAAAATGGCCACAGTCAAACAGGTGCGGACCTTGCGGAACTTCGGATACAAGGATGCGCACAACTGGACATTTGAACAGGCAAGCAAGAAAATGTCCGCCCTCGCTGCCGTTGGATGGAAAAGATGGAAACTTAATGATTGATGGGGGGGGGATACATGATTGACCTGAGTGTGCTGAGCGCGATCCCGCCGGACTGCGACTATGACGAGTGGTTAAAGGTCGGAATGGCCCTGAAGCACGAAGGGGCAAGCGTTGACGTCTGGGACAGCTGGAGCTCCGGAGGATCGAAGTACAAGCCGGGCGAATGCCAGAAGAAGTGGAACGGCTTCAACCGGCATGACGTAACGGGCGGGACACTGTACCACATAGCGGCGAGTTACGGGTACGAACCCGCAAAAGAGGATACGGGCGTATACGACATGAACAATCTCCTGTTGGAGGAAGCTATCGTGGATCCATCGTTTACAAGCGCGGAAGTCGTGCCGAAACCGCCGGAAAAGTACAACGCCGCGGGAGAAGCGCTTGAGTATTTTGAAGCATTGTTTTCTCCTGATGAATTTGTCGGGTACTGCACACAGTTCTACTTTGACGAGAAAGACAAGAAGTGGAAACCATCACAAACGACCTACAGAAGAACAGCGGGACACATCATTTCTGAGCTGAAGAAAGGCAAGTCTGTAGAGCGTGCGCTTGGAACGCTCAACCCGCAGGCCGGTGTGTATGTGCGTTTCAACCCTCTCGACGGGAAGGGCGAGAACAACGTAAATGTGACGCGGTGGAAGCACTGTCTGATTGAGTCTGACAAGGACAGCCTGGAGCGGCAGTACGGCATCATAAAGGCCATGAACCTGCCGATCACGTTCCTGGTTCATTCCGGCGGGAAAAGCCTACACGCGATTGTGCGCGTAGACGCCGAGAACGAAGGCCAGTACAAGGCACGAGTCCGGGAGCTGTACGACTTCTGCAAAAAGAGCGGTCTGGTTCCGGATGAACAGGACAAGAACGCGAGCCGGTTTTCGCGTCTGCCGGGCGTAAAGCGCGGAGACAACTGGCAGTACATCGTGGCGCGGAACATCGGTGCTGAGTCCTATGACGCATGGATTGAGTGGCGGGAAAGCCAGGCTGACGATCTGCCGCCGGACACAAGCCTTGCCGCAGTCTGGGACAACATGCCGCCGCTCAAGGAGGAACTGATACCGGGCGTGCTGCGTGTCGGACATAAGATGCTTCTGGCGGGACCGAGTAAAGCCGGAAAATCGTTTTTACTGATTAACCTGGCTGTCTCTATCGCGGAGGGAGCGGACTGGATCGGGCTGAATTGCAAACAGGGGCGCGTGTGCTACGTCAATCTGGAATTGGACAGCGCTTCATGTTTCATGCGTTTCAGGGAGATTTACGCGAAGAAAGGCATAGAACCGAAACACGCTGACAACCTTGACATATGGAACCTGCGCGGGCATGCCGTTCCCATGAACAAACTGGCCCCGGTCATGATCCATCGGTTCAAAGACAGGAAGTATGTGGCGGTCATTATTGATCCCATCTACAAGGTCATCACGGGAGACGAGAACAACGCGACGGAAATGAGTCAGTTCTGCTCCTATTTTGACCGGGTCGCAACAGAAATGGGCGTGTCCGTGATCTACTGCCACCACCACAGCAAAGGCGCGTCAGGAAAGTACGCGAACGCTGCAGACAGATCGTCCGGGTCCGGGGTGTTTGCAAGAGATCCAGACGCGATCCTTGACCTGCGGGAGCTGAACGTGAACGGACTGACGGACAAGTACAGGGCAGACCATGAAAATGCCTGTGAGGTGCTGACCGGATGGGAGCTGTCCGGGACGCTCCGGGAATTTGCTCCGATGCCGGACAGCAGGATCTGGTTCGATTATCCGCTGCATGTGCCGGATACTCTAAATTTACTTGGAGCGGCTTCATACAGTGACTCAGGATCTTCCGGTGCAGGAGTAGGTTCCGGGCAGAAGTCGAAACAGGATTACTATGAAATGGTCGAAGAACTGTTGGAGTTTAGCCAGGACACGGCGGTATCGCTTGAGGCGGTCGGCATCAGTGAGTCAAACGCGCAGAACAAATTCGGCGTGAAGTCAAATTATGAAATAGCGACACTGGACGGAACGAAAGCAGTTCACAGAAGGATTGAAGACATGATCATTTTTGGCGGCGAAAAGTATTACAGAAAGGCGTTCGGGAACCGGTCGAAATGGGTCAAAAATCCCCAATCACAATCACAAACCCCTTAAAGGTTTAGTGAGTGATGATTGGGAGTTGAAAAACACAAAAAACCCATCAGTAGTTCGTATCATTCTCTGCGGGGAAGGAGTTCCCCCGCAGGAGATGATTCGACTACGTGATAAATGGCGCGGGAGGAAAAATGAAAACCAAATCAGATTGTGATTGGGGGAAAATGAGTGAGACGGGCGAACAAAAGCAACTGATCCAGTGGTGCAGAACCAGGCCGGAATTGCAATTTATGTTCCATATCCCGAACGAGTCCGTAGGCGGTCAGGGCTGGCTTGCCAGGAACAGGCAGATGGGAGTCAGGAACGGCGTGCCGGATCTAATGCTTCCGATCCCGTCAAAAGGCTATCACGGACTGTTCATAGAAATGAAAGCCGGCAGCGGACGGGTATCAACAGCACAGCGAAGATGGATTGACGCGCTGAATGCGTTTGGATACCTGGCGGTAGTGGCGTATGGATGGGAGGACGCGCGGTGCAAAATAATGGATTATCTGAATTTGCCGCCTTCATGTCCGACTTCTGGAAGTTCATAAAAGACTTCTGGATCCCGGAGGACACGGACGAGTATTTCGAGAAGGCCGTCAGGGCGTCGGATGAGATCTACTTCAGGCACGGAAAGGACAAGCTCATGGCGGAACTGATGGTCACGTTTTTGAAGAACAGGGAGAAAATGCTGCATGAACAGACAGATGCGCAGGCGGCTGGCAAAACGGGCGGAAACCGAAGCGAAGTTCCTGTCGGAGCTTGAAAAGCGGGCCGACGACAGGGTTGATGCCATGCTGAACTTTTACGCGGCGTCGATCATCATGGCACATCACAGGTACTACGGGAAGAACAACGATGACAAGATAGAGGGCTTCATCAGGGCATGGAACGAGGAGGTCAAGCGAGTGTCCGAAGGGGGCCCGGCGGACTTTCTGACGTATCTGAAGGAGATTGAAAAAGCAACGGGGGAGACGTGGACGATCATATGACGAATTTTGTGGATATTTACAACCAGCAGGCCAAAGCAGACGCCGGCAAGGCAAAGCTGACCTTAGTTCCGCGCCAAATCATCTGGGACATCGCCGAGGTCAGGGAATACGGCAATCAGAAGTATCCGGACGGCGGCCCGGACAACTGGAAGCAGGTGGATGCGCAGAGATACAGAGACGCAGCATTCCGGCACTTCCTGGCTTATCTGGACGACCCCGCCGGCGTGGATCCGGAGAGCGGGATTAAGCACCGGAAACATCTGGAGTGCAATCTGGCCTTTTTGGCGGAACTGGAGGAGCGTGGGAATGAATAAGCACATAGCGCAGATCTGCCAGAACTGTCGCTACTACCAGCACGAGGACATATCAGACGGGTATGTGTGCTGTAATCCAGACAGTGAATATGTAGCGGATTGGGTGGAAGAGGATGATTGGTGCGACGAGTTTGAGGTAAGGAAGGAAGAACGGGGATGAACAACGGCAAAGCATGTACCATATTCAGAAACATCGACAGCGACCAGTACACCGACTCCGAAAAAGGCATGGCGATCCTGACGGTCATGCTGATGCCGGACATGGGAAGCATCACAAAGTCTGACATGGCGGCGGTCATCAGGTGGATGTGGTCGCAGATTTTTGAAATTGAGGTGGGGGACATTTGACTTATGCCAATGGACAAGAAACGCTATCCGATGCACTGGCAGACGATAGCGAACGGAGTGAAGAACGCCGCTGACTGGAAATGTCAGGTTTGCGGCAAGCAGTGCCGGAGACCGGGAGAACCGTTTGACACGCACAAGCGGACACTGACAGTGGCTCATCTTAACCATATCCCGGAGGACGTACGCCCGGAAAACCTGAAAGCCATGTGCGCGCCGTGCCATCTGAGATATGACGCAAAGCATCACGCAGAGACAAGGAGGAAGAAAAGGAATGAGAACAGCAGTATGGATAATCGCAATCTGCAGCGTGGTCAGGATCACGCAGAACGCAATACAGCTGACAATGCTTCTGAAGGATGGAAAGAGCCGCCAGAACGCCTATAGCGAGTTCGTGGCGAGTCTGAAGATGACGGATAAACAGTTCGTGAAGAGGATGCTGGAAGAGTTTATGAACGAGGAGGAAGAAGCATGAGAGACTGTATCCACTGTAAGTACGCCACCATGGATTACTGCGAGTATTACGGCGGTGCAAAACAGTGGTATGTTGAGGACTGCACGAGAGGTCAGGACGTGACCGAAGAGGGAGAGTGCGAGGATTTTAAAAAGTGGGAGGGCGAGTGATGACGAAGTGGATTAAAAACCTATTCTGCAAAATAGGGTGGCACTCATTCTGCTATGATCTTGTGGAAACTGATGGTATTCACGGAATTGCAAATAAGTACAAATGCAGATGGTGCGGTTATGTGGGAATGGTAGATAGTCAGGGTAATCTGTTTTGATGGAGGGCGAGTGATGGAACTTAAACCGTGTCCGTTCTGCGGCACACCGTATCCATATATTACCTTTGAGCGAGGTTATCTTGATGATAGTGCGGTTGTATTTTGTGACGCTTGTAAGATAAGCGTGAAATTAGAAGAAAACGATCAGGAAGGTTACAACGACGTGACAAAGCGCAAGGCCATCGAAGCATGGAACAGGAGGGCGGGTGATGAGATTGATAATTGTATCAAGAAAGATTGATGGGGCAAAAGTATATGTAAATCCCGAAAATATTTGTGCTGTATATCCATGTCGGAATAATAAAGAAAGAACTATCATACAGTTTCCCGGAAGTGATGAAAACTATTTGGAAGTAATTGAAAGTGTGGATAGCGTTGCAGGTATGATGGAGGGCGAGTGATGAACAAACTTAAGCCATGCCCGTTCTGTGCAAGTGAAGCAGAACTACTAATTGTTCCGGGTAGGCAGACAAAGTGGATTGTCAGATGTCGAAAGTGCTTTACAAACAATGGCACGTTTGTGTCGGATCATGATGCGGTCGAAGCGTGGAATACCCGAGTGTTTGAGCCGCTCGTCAATATCACCGAAGCAGTCAGGAGGGCAAAGGGATGAGCGTAGAAAATAACCGGGTCTGCTGTAATTGCCGTCACTGCGTGCGAAGTAAGGATGGAAAGTATGACATAATAGTCTGCCGTTGCGAAATATATGACAAATATCTTAGCTATGCATCAGTGATGGAAAGTTGGTGCAGACATTGGGCGAAGGAGAAAGAGAAATGACCAATGCCGAATACATCATATCAAAACTGTCAGATGTTGATATGGCATGGATGATACGATCTTGCGGATGTTTTGCCGAAACGAGATCGCAGTTGATTGAACGGAGCTATGAAGCATGGCACAAATGGGCTGAATCTGCAAGCGGCAATACCGGAAATATGGCAAAAGGACAACATGGTAACACAATCATCAAAGAAGATCCATCTGTCTGGCTCTGGGAAAAATGGGCGATGCCTAATGGAACATGGGAAAACAAAGGCAGGACGAACATTGTATCTATACAGTTGTGGTTGAGTATGCAGTATAGACCTGAAGATTGGGAGGGTGAGTGATGACAGCAAAACAAGCGGTTGACATCCTGCGGAGAGGGTCAACATTTGCTTATGACGAAACGGAAGCGGGAGAGTTTTGTCAGGCGTATGACATGGCGGTGGAAGCGTTGGAGAAGCAGATACAGAAGAAACCAAAATATAAAGCAGAAGATAGGTTCGTTAAAAATTATTTTGCCGAATATTCGTATTGCCCTGTATGCGAAAAAGAAGTCGTTGCGGGCGATATGCATTGTATACAATGCGGTCAGGCTATTGACTGGACGGAGGCGAAAGGATGATTGGAACGAAAGAAGCAATCAGAATACTTGAACTTGAGCGGGACGATTGGGAGACATCACATTGTACTCCGAACGTGCGAAAGGATGCGTTCAACGAAGGTATCAAAGCCCTTGAGGAAAGCATACCGAAGTTCCACTTACAATGCCTGCTGTGTAAAGGTGATGTTGGCACATACAGTCAGCAGACCATGGATCAGGTCAGCTACACGCATTACAGCTATTGCGAGGACTGCCTGCGGAAGGGGCTGAAGTTGTTGAAGGAGCAGGATGTTTCCGATACAAATGTCGGGAAGATACCGCCTGCATCCATGAACGTATTGACAGCAGACCAACTCCACACAATGAAGGAACAGGAGTATCTGCGAGGGTATGAGGACGGAAAGGAGGTTGTGTTTGCTACGATTGGGGCTGAACCATGCAAAGATACCATAAGCAGAACGGCGGCGATTGAGGCAGTGATAGATTTGTGCAAGCATTATACACCGACAAAGAGCGTGACCCATCCGCACATGGATTTTGTGATAGAAGCGTTGAAAGCCTTACCATCCGCACAGCCTGAGCCAGAAATTCATTGGGGATACACTCCTACATACGAAAGACCATTAGCAGATAGGGAGATCGTACCACGCTTACGAGACATACAGAAGCAGGTCGGTGGAAGTTATGCGATTGACAGGGCAATCGAGATCATTGAAGCGGTGGCAGAAAGGAGAACCGATGGAACTGAT